CAAGAACTGTTTCATGAAGACAAAGCAGGAACAAGATGCACTTACTTCTTAAGTACCCAACCCGCCATCGCCCAACCAAGTTTATGAACAACTTGAATGCTTACCTTAATTTGGCATCAGGAAAGCATAAGATTACGGTAGTTGTAACTATGGATATAGATGACTCGTCCATGAACAACAATCCTTTGCGATATTACATGAACAGCAAGATCAAGCCTGATGTTGATGTCACTTTTTCTTACGGTAACAGCGAAGGAAAGATTGCTGCTATTAATCGTATGGTTCCAACAACGGATTGGGATATAATTATCTCTACCGCAGATGACATGGAACCAGTTGAAGACGGATGGGATGACATCATTGTTCAGGACATGATGCGTGAGTTTCCTGATCTAAATGGTGCATTGAACTACAACAATGACCCTCGCCTTGAGGCAAAGGGCGCAGAGGGATTCAAGACACTCATCACTCTGCCCGTGATTGGGCGCAAGTTGTATGACCGCTTTGGCTACATCTATCATCCTGCCTACAAGTCAGAATGGTGTGACAATGAACAGACCGAGGTCTTTGAAGCAATAGGTGCTTTGAGGCACATTGACCGTCGCCCAATTGTTCATAAGTGGGCAGAGAATCAAGATGCTCTGATGCAGCGCAACATGCAAATTGGAATGGGGGTTGATCGAGACACTTATAGGAAGCGAAAGGCATTGGGGTTTGATGGGGTGATCCAAAGCACCGTCAAGTCCGACAAGATCGTTCAGATTGTCCGAACAAGGGATGAACTATATTTGATCAAAGAAATGCTACCCATATGGCAGAGATATGCGGATGCATTTATTTTCATGGACGATTGCTCGGTAGATGGAACCTATGAGTTCTTAACAGAAAACGCTGCCCAATACAACATCCTAAAAGTGATTCGTATTGACAGAGTAGACGGCGAGGAACTACCAATAGAATCTAACTATCGTCAACAACTGTTTGATGAGGCATTCAAGTATTCGGGAAAGATCATTTGTCTTGACTGTGATGAATACCTTGATGGCACAATGACAAAGCAGCAACTGAAAAATTTGCTTGACGAAAATCCAGATACCTTGTTCTATTCTTTTTGGGTGCAATATACGGGAAAGAACGAAGCGAGAGTGGACGGAAAGTGGGCATCGCACCCAGTGGACAGAGTAGGTTCGTACACAGAACGCGCTTTGTTCAAGTACAAGCAGATGCATGCAGAACACCTACCAATGCCGTCAAAGCATATATCTGTGAACTTTCCGCATCTGTTTGTTGCTCATTTGCAATGGCTGGACAAGAAATATGTAGCAACAAAGCAGTACTACTACAAGATTGAGGACTATGTAAATCGCCTCAAGTTCAATGCTGATGTTGTTCCTACGGTCGAATACGATAAGTCTGTAAATTGGGATGCTTGGAAGTGCGTAACCCTTCAATTCCCATTGAAGATTCGCGCCAACATTTATGCAGATCAGGACATAACCAAAACGCACAAGTATAAGTTTATGAAAGAGCAGATCAAGAAGCATAGTATTCCTAATCTAAATGATTGGGGAATGGGTATTCATCAGCAATTTCTAGCAGAGAACTGATCAATGCGTGTATTGATAACTGGTGGTAATGGATTTTTGGGGTCGGGTACAGCCCGAGAGTTGTTAAAAAGAGGACACGACATATGCATTCTTTCGAGAAACAATGACAATATCCAAGACATGCTTGGAAGAGTTACCTTTGCAAGATTGACAGACGATCTTTCTTGTATGAAGAAATCAATTTTGGAGTTTTCTCCAGATGCAATTGTTGATTATGCTTGGAGCGGTGGAAATAGTTACAAAGACATCAACAGCACAGAGCAATTTTATTCTAATATCCCAAGAGGATTGTGTCTGTTGGAGACTCTAAACACGATGTCCAAAAAACCATCATACATGGGGGTCGGTACATTCGCAGAATACGGAATGATACACAGTCGCGCAGTAGAGACACAGATTGAAACTCCTCAATCTTTTTACGGATTGTCAAAAGTGACCATGAAGAATGTGTCAAGTATGTTCTGCAAGCAGAATCAAATTGCTTGGTCTTGGGTGCGACCATGTTACACATATGGTCCGAGAGATGTTCGTACTCGCTTGATACCTACTGTAATCAGAAGTTTGCTGTTGCAGAAGCAATTAGTTCTTAACAGTTGCCGAAGCACGGTAGACTACCTGTACATAGATGATTTTTGCAATGGAATTTGCTCAATTTTGGATGCTAAGAAGAACGGGGTGTTTAACATCTGCTCAGGTAATGAGTATGCTCTAGTTGACATACTCACTTTCCTACAAGAGGAACTAAAGTTTAATGGGATTATTCACGATTCCTCGCTTGATCGTGAAAGCGAATATCACTATACCTGTGGATTCAATGAAAAACTAAAGATGGAAACCGATTGGAAACCTACCATAGATATCAAATGCGGACTCCTAGATACAATAGCCTACGAACGCAAACTTATGAGAATGAAACATAATGGATAACATCAAGGATATAGTAACAGTTACAGCGGAGGGAATCTACTGGCCCGCAAGAGGAGAGGGTACATACAATCACCTCAAGAATGAAGCGGAACAGAATGGTGGGCATCTTTCCGTACTATCAAAATACTTGAAAACCACAAATGTAATGGTTCAAGCAGGGGGCAACTGTGGTATGTTGCTGATTCCTTTTATGGATAAGTTCAAGAGGATTTACACCTTTGAACCGGATCCTGTGAATTTCTACTGCCTAAATCTCAATCTCTCAAGAACAAATGTTTACAAGTTTCAAGGTTGCCTCGGAGAAGATCATGGTCTTGTTGATCTCTGTGAACCATTTGCAGACGAAATTGGAGCGTTCCATGTTTCAAACGGAAGAGGCTCTATTCCAAAGTTCAAGTTGGATGATTTGAAACTAGATGAGTGCAATCTACTCATGCTTGACATTGAGGGGTACGAATACCATGCATTGAGAGGCGGGCTTGAGACTATATCCAAGCACAAGCCAGTTATCTGTGTAGAGTGCAATTCGCAATGGTTGGCAAGATTTGGTTCTTCTGTTCAGCACATAGAGTGTATGTTGAGCCGAATGGGATACAGATTTGCAGAAACCTATGGAGTCACTTCTCAAGATAGAATCTATATTCCAGTTTAAATTATGTTGACAGAATGCAGAACTTGATGTAATATTCTTCACCAATGAGCAAATCGAAGGATCATAATGTGATAAATGTGCGTGTTAACTCAGCAGAAAAGCAGCAAATGCTTGAAGCAATAATTGCTGAAATTGTGTCCTCCAAGAAGAAGACTTGGGTGGCTGGAGAAGATTGGGTGCAGTATTCAGGTTCGTTCTTGGACGAAAAGGAATACATTGCTATCATACGGACGCTTCTAGATGGTTGGTTTGCGCTAGGAGAGAATGGCATTCGCTTTGAATACAAGTTCCCCGAACGACTTGGCAAGGGGCATGGTTGCTTGTCTAATAGTGGTTCAAGTGCCAACCTATTGATGGTAACGGGACTTACTTCGCGGAAGTTATACAACCTTCCCAAAGGCTCAAAGATCATCACTCCTGTGGCAGGATTCCCCACTACGGTGAATCCCATCATTCAGAATGGGTTTGAGCCTGTATTTATTGACATTGAGATGGATACGCTGAATCTCAACATTCAGCAATTAGAGGAAGCAGCAAAGCAAGGCGCATCCGCTTTGATCTTCGCCCATGTTCTGGGAAATCCACCGAACATGGATGCAGTCATGGATATAGTGAAGCGGTACAATCTCATTCTGTTGGAAGATTGCTGTGATGCCCTTGGCAGTACCTACAAAGGAAAACCACTTGGATCTTTTGGTGAGATGGCAACCTGTTCTTTTTATCCAGCGCACCACATCACTATGGGCGAGGGTGGCTTTGTAGCAACCAGTACCAAGGAGCAGGAAATGATAATCAAGAGCCTACGCGAATGGGGGCGCGGGTGCTATTGCAGCGGCAAGGCTGCTTCTTGTCTGCGGAATGGAATGTGCAAGAAGCGATTCAGTAATTGGCTTCCTGCTCTTCCTGATGAGGTTTTTGACCACAAGTATGTCTACGAGGAGATAGGGTACAATCTTAAGCCATTAGATTTGCAGGCTTCTATGGGTTTGGTTCAGTTGGAGAAGTTGGATCAAATCATTGAGAAGCGCAAGTACAACTACAAGAGACTCACTTCCATCTTTGAGAAGTATGAGGATCTGTTCATTCTTCCAAAGGCAACAGACGGAGCCGATCCTGCATGGTTTGCTTTCCCCATCACGGTAAAGGACAACGCAGGATTTAAGAGGACAGAATTGACAATGTTCATGGAAGACCATAAGATTCAGACCAGGAACTACTTTGGCGGAAACATCTTGTTGCAGCCTGCGTATGCTCACCTCGCAGTTGGTAACGCCGTAACGAGATACCCATACGCAACAAAGGCAACTACGAATACCTTCTTTTTGGGAACGAGTCCAGTCATAACAGACGAGCAGTTGGACTACATTGAAATTATACTGAATCGCTTCATAGCAAAGCAAGGATGAGAACATGAAAGTCGTCTACATTACAGGCTGTTTGGGATTCATTGGCTCGTATGTCACTCGTTTGTGTTTGGAGAAGGGTTGGTATGTCAAGGGCGTTGACAGCATGACTTACGCTGCCAACGATGAATTACTTGATGAGTTCAAGAAGCATAAAAACTTCTCTTTCGTTCATTGCGATATCAATGATCTTCATTTCCTGTATGATTGTGACTACATTATAAATACCGCAGCCGAAACCCATGTTGGTAACTCCATCGCCAATAGCGATGAGTTTGTTTGCACTAATGTCAATGGTGTACACAATCTGTTGGAGTTGATCAAGAATTACCGACAGGAGAACAGCAAAGTTCCGACATTATTGCACTTCAGCACGGATGAAGTCTATGGTGACATCGTTGATGGAGCGCATACGGAAAGCGATTTGCTTAAGCCATCTAATCCCTATGCGGCAACAAAAGCGGCGGCTGATATGTTGGTGTTGGCTTGGCATAGAACTTACAAAATTCCCTACATCATTGTTCGGCCAACCAACAATTACGGCATTGGGCAATATGTCGAAAAGTTGATCCCAAAGGTATGCAAGTTCCTTCACTTGGGAAGAAAGATTCCGTTGCACAACAACGGCACTCCTGTCCGAAATTGGCTACACGCAGAGGATACCGCAACCGCAGTTGTCAAGATCATAGAGAGTGGTGTGCAGAATGAGATCTATAACATCTGCGGTGGCTTTGAGCAAACTAACCTAGAGACTGTAAAGAAAATACTTTCCATCAGCGGTTTGGATTCGACAAGTTTGGATAAGTATGTGGATTTCTCTTGCAATAGACCAGGACAAGATATAAGATACGCCCTTGACGATACCAAGATAAGGTCTCTTGGTTGGAAACCCGTGAAGCAGTTTGATGAGGAACTGATCAAGATTGTGGAATACTACAAGGATAGGTTCATATGGTAAAGGTTGCGGACTACATCGCGCAGTTTCTTGAGACAAGAGGCATTCGCCATGTCTTTATGGTTACTGGTGGTGGAGCAATGTTCTTGAACGATGGTATGGCAAAGAGCAAAGCCATTAAGGGCGTGTTCAATCATCATGAACAGGCTTGTGCTATGGCTGCGGTTGGCTATTCAAAGTTCAACAACGAGATTGCTGTGGTGATGCCAACCACAGGGTGCGGTGGCACTAATACCATAACTGGATTGCTAGACGCTTGGCAAGATAGCAATAAGGTGATATTCATCTCGGGCAATGTAAACAGAAGAGAGACAACTCATGGGCTAAACATCCCATTGAGAAAGTTTGGTGTTCAGGAAGCAAACATCGTTGATATCGTCAAACCAATTACCAAATATGCGGTAATGGTCACGGATCCAAATACAATAGCCTACCACCTTGAAAAGGCGTTTCATCTTTGTGAAACGGGTAGACCTGGTCCTGTTTGGATTGATGTTCCTATGGATGTTCAGGGTAGTTTCATCAAGGAAGAGGATCTTGTTCACTTTACAGCAAAAGAAACAGAGGAGAACATTGATTGCTCCATGTTTGAACAGTATCTAAAGGAAGCAAAGCGTCCGATTGTGATTGCAGGATATGGTATACACCTATCAGGAGCAAAGAACGAGTTCATTCGTTTCATTGAGAAGCACAATCTGCCAGTTGCTTTTACCTATCTGGCGATAGACTTTCTGCCATCGGATCACCCGCTGTATGTCGGCAGGCTAGGAACAAAGGGAGACCGAGCAGGAAACTTTGCTGTGCAGAACAGCGATTTGGTGATTTCTGTCGGCAGTAGTTTGAGTGTTTCGGTTACGGGATTCCGATACGATACTTTTGCAAGAGAAGCAAAGGTAGTTGTGGTTGATATCGACAAGCACGAACACAAGAAGAAGACGATAAAGATTGATGTAGAAATCAACTCTGATGTTAAGCACTTCTTGAAACAGGTAGAGAATATTAAATATCGTGCAGACCAATGGTGGGTAGACAAGTGCATTTCATGGAGAGACAAGTGGACTGTGTTTCTCAATGAGTATACGGATACCACAAACGGAATCAACATCTACTACTTCATACAAAAGTTGTCCGAGAAGAACAAGTCAGATGCGATTATCATTAGTGATGCAGGATCAGCATATTACGCCACTTCGCAGGCACTAAAGGTTACTGCTCAACAGCGGTACATTACTTCGGGCGCACAGGCAGACATGGGATTCTCTCTCCCTGCTGCTATCGGAGCAGCAGTAGCATCAAACAGAAAGAACATTATTGCAATCACAGGCGATGGTTCTTTTCAAATGAACATTCAGGAATTGCAAACCATCGCCAGTTCAAAATTGCCAATCAAAATTTTCATCCTGAACAATGGCGGCTATCTTTCCATTCGAAATACGATGGACAAGTTTTTTGAAAGCCGCTACTATGGGACAGATGAAGCATCGGGGCTATCGTTCCCCGAAATTGAAAAGATTGCGTATGCTTACGGAATACCGTATCACAGGTTAAGGACAGAAGAGGATCTTGATGGTAAGTTGGCAGAAGTGCTGAACACCGATGGATGCGCTCTTGTAGAAGTAATCTGTCCATTCAAGCAGGATATGGCTCCATCATCCTCCGCAAAGATAGACAAAGATGGTAAACTAGTATCTCAACCTCTAGAAAATATGTTCCCCTTTCTTGATGACAAGGAATTCAAGAAGGAAATGATTGTCAACCCACTATAAGGAGATTCGTTATGGCAGCAGACAGCAAGACAAAGAAGACAATTCTTACTCTAACCACCAACAAGGCAAAGGGAGTCAAGACAGTATTGGTTACTGCTTACGACTACCCGCAGGCAATCCTTGCCGACAGAGCAGGGGTGGACTGCATTTTGATTGGAGATTCGTTGGGTATGACTACCCTCGGGTATAAGACAACCATTCCCGTTACTATGGATGACATGATTCGCAGTTGTGAAGCGGTCAGCAAGGGAAATCAGAATGCTTTCTTGATTGGCGATATGCCCTATATGTCGTACCAACCATCCAATCAGGTTGCCGTGGAAAACGCGGGACGATTTATCGTTGCAGGTTGCGACATGGTAAAGGTAGAAGGTGCAATGATTGATCGGGTCAAGGCAATTGTCGATTCGGGAATCATGGTGATGAGCCACTTGGGTCTTACACCGCACACGCGGGCGAAGTTGGGAGGCTACAAGGTACAGGGTAAGACAGCAGATCAGGCAGAGGTTATTCTCAAGCAAGCACTCAAACTCCAAGAGGCAGGATGCTCGGCGTTGCTACTTGAAGCAATGCCAAAGGAACCCGCAGGACTGATTGCCCGCGAACTGAAGATACCTGTGTATGGAATTGGTGGCGGCAATGAAGTCGATGGTCAATTGGTCATCTTCCATGATCTCACGGGTTTGTTTTGGGAGTTTAAGTCCAAGTTCGTCAAGCGATACTGCGAGGCAGGAAAGATCATTCAGGAAGCCTTGACCCAGTACACAGAGGAAGTTAGATCTGGAGTATTTCCTGGTCCTGAAAACTTTTACGAGATCAAGGAAGAAGAACTTGAGAAGTTGCTTGGCGACGACAAATGGAAATATGAGCAGGATCGGGTAGAAAACAATGCTACACCCAATCATTGCGTTACTCCCATTACGGCTAATCCATCAGAGATCAAGCGTTAACATAGATTGAGAGATACACAATGGCAGAGAATGCAGTAATCATCTATATGTCTCGCATGAGGGATGTGCCTTTGCTCTTCAGGAGCATATCTCTGCTGTGCTTGAACTTCAAATACATCCGAGATTATCCCATCGTGGTTTTCCATGATGACATTGACAGACCGACTATATCAAACTTGATGGTGGCTTTGCATCGTAGGTTTGGATACATACCCAACATCAAGTTTGAACTCTTGCAGTTTGAAATGCCAGAGTGGGTAACCACAGATCCGAGTAAGTATGTCGTTCCCATGAATGAAGCATGGATGGGTTATAGACATATGTGCCGTTTCCATTCAGGAGGCATCTATAAAGAACCTCGTCTAGCCAAGTATGACTACTACTGGAGATTGGATTCCGATTCATACATTTATTCTCCGATCAATTACGATCCATTTGAAAAGATGCGTTCGCAGGATTTTGAATACGCATATATGTGTGATGAGGAAGGAGAAGTGCCATCTGTTGCACAGGATCTTTGGGAGACTACGGTGAAGTTTATGGAGGAGAGTAATATCCCTATGAACGACTATCTGAAGAGCCGACTTGTTGATGGTCGATGGAACTACAACATGTTCTATACCAACTTTGAGATAGCAAAGTTCTCTTTCTTCAGAGGTAAGGATTACATGGCTTACTTTGACTACCTAGATAAGTCAGGAGGCATTTACTACAAGCGATGGGGCGATGCTCCCATCCATTGGTTGGGAGTTAGGCTATTCATGAATCCTTCAAAGATTTGGGCAGTTAAGGATATCACTTATCATCACAACGCTTGGGTAAGAAACTTGAGTGCGATACCAAACAAGAAGATTCCATCAGAAGTCATGGAAATTGTTGAGGGAGATGATTATCGCAAGCAAAGACTGCTTTATGGTATGGATAGATTCATCAAGACAAACATTGACAAACTAAATTGGGGAGAATGAAATGTACGCACAGGCTTTTCAGGATGAATTTGTAGACATCGTATTAAACCATCAGAAGCACGGCTTTTATGTTGATGTGGGAGGGGCGTGTGATGATCATAAAAATGGAAGCAATACCTTGATGTTCGAAGAGAGGGGGTGGGATGGCATTATAGTTGATAGTGAACCTAAAAATAGAATGAGTGGGAGAAAGTGCAAATTTATCGAAGCATTTGTTGGAGAAGGTAATGGTATGCAGCCTCTCGGAAAGATATTGAAGCAGCACAATGCCCCACAACTGATAGATTACTTGTCTATCGACATAGAGGGACAGGACTATTATGCACTCAAGTCATTCCTTAATGAGGGGTTTGAGTTCAAGGTAGCAACTATTGAACACAATCTTTACTCCAGAAACCCCTGGGTTGACGCTATGAAGAGCAACATCTTCAACATCTTGAACTCAAAAGGTTATATTCGTGTGGTTGAAAATGCAGGAGATCGTGCCTGTCTTGAAGACTTTAATAGGGGATGGGCATTTGAAGATTGGTTTGTTAATCCAAAATATGTCACAGCCGAAGAGGTTGCCTTCCGTGTTCAGAACAAAAGGTCTGAACTGCGATGAAACTCGACAAGGTGATATTTGGATGCTCAGAGGCATATAGCCCCTGGTGGAATATCCAATCCAAAATATGGCGAACCAAGTTTAATGTCGAACCAGTGTGTCTTTTGTTTGGGGACAAAAAGAAGTGTGGTATGTCGGAGGAATATGGCAAGATTGAAGAGATGCATTTTGATCCCGATCTTCCAGATATCATACAGATTCAGTTCTGCAAGTTTTTCTATCCAAAAACAGAACCAAATCAGACCTGGATAATCGGAGATATAGATCAGATTCCATTGCAGACAGATTACTTTTTGAACGATTTACTAAGCATACCTGATGATGCATATGTTCATTTGAACTACACACAAACCGCGCAAATGCGTCCTTTTACTACACGAAAGGACGGATTGCCTGGCTTGGAACCAGACGCATTTAGAAAACTTGGACCGTGTGTTATTTCCGGTGCAGCAGGATTTGATCTACCTGGTCATTATCATGTTGCAAAAGGTCATTTGTATGAGGAATTGTTCTTTAAGAACAAATCATTCAAAGAGGTAATCAAGTTCGTAGTTGACTCAAAACGATATGGAATGATCACTCCTGAGCATCTGAAAAACTTGAATCCAAATATACATGGTTCATATTGGGTTGCTGAAGAAAGTTACACATCTGAACATATTTGGTACGGACTTCGTGCCAAGAAGTTCAATGGGTTTTACGGCAAGGAATATCATCTTTGGAATCAAAAAATAGACAGAGTAGGTAATATCTATGACCAAACCGGTCGCAGAATACCCCAATGGAATGGTACTAACTATATTTTCAATGAAGACAAGTTGAGAAATAATGGCTACATGGATCTACATTGTCATCGACCCTATTATGAGCAGGAACAGGCAATGATGCGGATTTTGGACATAGCAGGAATGATATGAAAATCGACTACATCATTTTCAGTTCTTCAGAAGTGTTCTCCCCATATTGGAATTTACAATCACAGATATGGAAGACAAAATTTGGAATTGAACCTCTATGCCTGCTGTTCGGAGACAAGAATAGATGTGAAATGTCAGAGGAGTATGGAAAGGTATATGAGATGCAGACGGAACAACGCCTCCCGCCTGTATTGCAAATTACTTGTTCAAAGTTCCTTGCCTTTGACTTAATGCCTTTTTTGGATAGAGGCAAGACCTATATGATTGGTGACATAGATCTTTTTCCGCTGCAAACTGATTGGTTCACAAAGAATATAGAAGGAGTTTCTGATGATTCCTATCTTCACTTGTCCTATACAGAACTAGAGGGACGCGCTTTGAGGAAATATGGAAGCAAGGCAGACTTTCCTGGTCCTGGAGCAACAGATATGTGTGGTTACTATCATGTAGCAAAAGGCGCACTATACAACGAATTGTTCAACAGAGGAACATTTTTGGACACGGTTGCATACATTGTTCAGAAAAATTGCTACGGGCTTCGGGTCAAGATTGCAAATGAAAACATTCACAATATGGGCGACATTCACGATGCTTATTGGTGTGCTGAAGAGACATACACCACGCAAATGATACGAAATGCTCTGCTTAAATCAAAAATTGATTTGCATACATTTGGTTATCTTGACAGCCCAAAGAGAAGTTACATCGACCGAGATTCGTCTAGATACTGTAACGATGCAAGAGGATGGAATGAAAATGATTACATCTATGATGAGAGTCGTTTACGAAACGGCGAATACATTGATATTCATTGCCGCCGACCATATGCAGCGCAAGAACAGCAACTGCTTCGTATTCTTAAAATGGCAAACATGATTTGATTTTTGAGGTGCAGCATGAACTTGATTTGCATATCGGGCAGTTCGGGGGTGGGCAAAACTACCATTACCACATTGATTCAAACTATACTGGGGTTTGCAAATTGTGTTTGCTTGAGCGGAGATGATCTTCATAAATGGGAAAGAACCAACCAAATATGGAAAGTCAAGACCCATTTAGATCCAACTCAGAATGATTTGGAACGAGGGTATCAGGATATAGTCGCCTTGCTTTCGGGCAAGGCAATAGATCGCCAACACTACAATCACGATACTGGAACTTGGGATTCTCCCATCAAGATAGAACCAAAGGAGTTCCTTGTTTACGAAGGTCTTCATGCGCTGTATCACATTCCAACTCTTGAGTTGGCAACCCTGACCGTATTTGTCGATACCGATGAAAGCCTAAAGACGGAGTGGAAGATCAGAAGAGATATCAGAAGAAGAGGCTACACAGAAAGTCAAGTGCTTGAAACTATCAAGAGAAGAAAGAAGGACGAAGATCTATTCATTGCTCCACAACGACAACGAGCAGATGTGGTTGTCAAGTTCACGAAAAACAGGGACGCAACCATATCCTTTGAATATGTGTCAGTGAACGGCAAGGGCATAGACTTGATGGATAAAGTCAAGAACTTCTATGACTCTGTAAGCGAGTTCATGAGCCTTTGCAAATGGCTGTCTCTTGACCCATCGCTTGTACAAGGAGCGGGAGGAAATGTGTCTGTCAAGTCGGAGAATGGACTGATAGTCAAGTCCTCTGGTGTGAAGATGGGGGATGTGAATCTTCATCAGGGGTTTACTGTTTGCCATTTTGATGGAGAGTTTCCGTCATTCGCGGACGAGAATGAATACACCGATTTCATCAAGGCATCGTCAAAAGACAACAACAGACCTTCTATGGAAACAGGATTCCATGCGATTCTGCCAAAGAGGGTTGTAGTACATACCCATCCCATACACCTAAACTCCATATTGTGCAGTAAGGAAGCACGGGCAACAGTAAAAACAATCTTCCACGACTTGACTTATGAGTTCGTGGAATACAACAGACCTGGCATGAATCTTGCAAACAGACTTACGGACAATATTTCAAATGACATCCTGTTCCTTGAAAACCACGGTC